TTTTGCTTTCGAAGTTCGCTTCATAAAGTTCAAGCGAGTTGCATCCCACTTAAGTCTTTCTTTGAGAGGTTTTGAAATTAGTTTTGTCACTGACTCAACTTCAAGACTATTGATTTCGCAATAGTGAACGATTGCATCAATGTAGTTAAGATTTTCTTCTGCGACGATCTTTTCAACTTCAAGAGCAAACTTGGAGGGAGTTAAAAACTTATTTTCAATTGCCTGTTCTAGTTCTTTATTTGGTTCCATAGAGTTCCAGTTTATCTCTAACAAACTTTCTAATGTATTCTGTGAGAAGTTTGATGTATTTTGATTTGTCTCTTTCTTCATAAACGACGCATTCTCCATTTTCACAAGACATAATGATTACAAGTTTTTTGACTGGAATACCAGTCAGTTCGTACAACATACAACCATATGCCATACATTGAACAAAATAGTGTTCGATCCACTCTCGTGGTTTAGGTTTTTTAGAAGTTTTAAAGTCGATTATTGCTAACTCACCGTCATATTCGGCAATACAGTCAACAGTCCCAGCAACACCTAATTGCTTACTATATAGGGACCCTTCAAGGGCGTAAATATTATTTATACGGTTAAGTTCTGTTTTTGAGATCTTAAACAGAAAGTCCGAAAGAGGTTGAACTGGAGGCAGATCGCGATTATGAAGATAGTTCTCTACAAGTGTATGCATGTCAGTTCCACGACTGGTTGCCGCTTTTGTGATTTTCTCTGCCTCTTCTTCTCCAACTTTCTTACGCCAGTTAATAAAGATTTCCTTATTAAAATGACTTGTAATAGAAGTAATCGAAACTAGTCGAAGAAGTTCGTCCTCATTAGGAATTGAATAGTATCTTACACCATCAATCGTCTCACGCTCCAACTTGGGGAGTTCAATATCAATATGATTAAACATTAATTTTTTCCTTTATGTTTTTTTCAAAAAGTAAAGATTTCAGAAATTCTGGATTTTTTCTAATCATAGACACGGTTTCCCCCATCATATCTGGAAACTCAGATAAGTCTTTTTTTATTAAAACTGGAATTTGATTTAGATCTTCAGTATAAAATCGTACTCTATGAAGTGGATCACCTTTCTTAATAGTTACTGGTTTAGTTTTATCAATAAATTTTATACCCAAAGATGTATTTCTTGGATGGTTTGCGACATTAAACCACCCAGATAATGATACAAAATTATTATTGACTGAGGTTAGAGGATGATCAGAAAATTCAAACCAGACATAGTTTAGTTCTGGAGGTGTCCAAATGTAAAAGTCAGCAAATGATACTTGAATAATAGGTCTTTTTTTAAGGATGTCTGGTATGTATGCAGTAAGATTTTGTGTTTGATATGTATTTCTATCCCATTTTTCATCAGCAAAATTAATTATTTGAGAGTCAAAATTATCAACTGTATATTGAAGGACGTTCTCATCTAAAAATTTTAATTCAAAATCAACAGGAGATTTTAATACAAAAGTTCGATGAAAAAGATGATTCCAAACTGGACAACGGAAATACAAATAATCTCTATGTTCTTCAATATTTTCTAATTCAAGATTAATATTATCAGAATAGTAAGAGGGTGAATAATATATTTCAAAATAGTTTTGACTCATAGACCAATTTCCATTTTTGCAATAATGTATTCCTTGACAAGTCCAGAACGAACAATATCATCAACACCAAATTCAATTATATCAAAAGATGGCATTTTACGCAAGATGTTCATAAAATCATGAATGCCATTACGCTCATTAGTTTTTTGTAAATCTGATTGTGTTGCATCACCACAGAAACAAATTTTAGTATTCTCACCAACACGAGTAATGATAGAATCAAGTTCGTGGAAATTTAGATTCTGAAACTCATCCACAATAATAATCGAATTATCAAGAGTCGTTCCACGCAAAAATGAAGTGCTCCAGAACTTGATGGTCTCTTGTGACTTCAAGTTTCCATAAAGCATCTCAAAATCGGCATCAGAAGGCATTTGGAACATATACTTCACCATATTCTTATAAGGAATCTGGTAAATATCTGCTTTATCATCATGTGTTCCAGGCAGAAATCCAATCTCACGAGTGGCAACTAATGAACGAACAAGATAAATTTTTTCATATGGAGTCCGCTCATCAAGGACATCACATAAAGCATTATAGAGACTGATAAATGTTTTACCTGTTCCCGCACATCCATAAGCAACAAGATGTTTTTCATCTTGATAAGAATCAAAAAACTTTTTTTGATTCTCTGTAATAGGATCAATTTCAATCAAATAATCAGCACTTAAGGGCTTTCTCCTTTTCATCTGCTTTGCAGTTAAACCAACACCAATGGGTTGATCAACACTTCCTCTTTTTCTTCTTGCCATTTTAAAGTTTTTTTACAGTTGAACCTGGTGCTTTTGATGCTTTTTCAAGTACATCATTCCAACCTGGATTACGATTAATCAGTTTATTTCTCCACTCACCAACTTCTCCTGGTGTTGCACAACCCTCAGACCAATCCCGTTTCCATTCGGGATTGTCTATGTACCATTGAGTAATATCATGAACACTCATTTCTACTACCCTTTTCTCCCCCGTCTCTACATGAATAATTGGATAAATCGCCATAGGTTACAATTTCAAGATAATTTATTTAGAGTCAAAATTTTAATCTTCTACTGTTTTTACATCAACGACTTCTGGAGACTCCCAGGGTAAAGTCTCATACTTTTCTGTTGTTGATGATAATTTTTGGGCATCAATAATTGAAGATAATCTAAATTGCTTACTTCTAATTTCTTCTTCTCCAATTAAAGACTCAACCCAAGAAATAATGGTTTCTTCAGTTAAATCAGAATACTCAGTGAAATCATCTTCAGCAGGTTGAGGTAATTCAAGAACACCTCTTTCATCAGCAGTAAAAGTAGTCTTCTTTACTTTTTCTGTAGCAGTATAAACCCATTCCACAGAACTAACTGCACCAGATAATTTCGCAGTATTATAATTTAATGCATTGATTCCCCAGGAATATTTAACAGACATTTTTACAGATCTAATATTAAAATTATTTAGTCTATACGAATGGATGGAGCATCCACGCATTCTGGGCACTGCTCGGATCGAGTCCATCCAAGTGCCTCTGAAACGGTTGGGAACTGGCAGATAAACATACACTTACACGCTTCGGCAATGTCCATATGTTCTTTTTGAGTTCCGTTGGCAGAACGCAGATTGATGTAATGTATCCAGGAGCGACAAGATCCACTCATATAGATGCGTGTGGGCGTTGCCAAGGGCAATACAAACCTGGCACACTCTTTGGCAACCCCGTGATCTAAAAGCTCCTTGTAGAGGCGCATAGAGTGTGCGAAATGATCTTGAATCTTTCCTTGAAGAGTCAGTCTTTCATATTCTGGAATATCATCAATTGAATTTTGGCGATTTTTAGTATCTTGGCGGCGAAGTTCTGGAACAGGAATATATTCAGAAATCAGTGAAGTATCGGCATAACGCTGTGAAAACTCTTGATATGTAAATGAACGATGACGGAGAATTTGAGCGGCAATACCACGAGTCGTCTCAATCTCCAATGTCATAAATGCCTGCTCAAAAACAGACCAATGATTGTGCTTAATACAATAACGTAGCAGACCTGCATAGTTTTCAGAATCCTGATTTGCTGGATTAGAAACTCTTGCAACATAAGCCATTGTTTGTTCTGCATCGGGAGTCACACTAATGAGTTTTACAGACATTTTTTTCCAAATCCTTTTGATGTTTTTTCTTCTAGGCGAAGCAATTCTTTTTCTAATATCTTAAGTTGCGATTTCATTTCAATTAACTGATCAGAACTATACAACTGTTCCTGTTTAATTAATCTTCGAAGCAATTTCATCATTTTTCTTGCCTTATCAGTCGGCATACCCGTCATCGTCTAAGACCTCATCGTAATCTAAAATAGTTCGTCTTTCAACTTCTGGTTCTATATATTTTTTATACGCAGAAACATCAGAATACACTTCTGCCTTTAAAGAATCAACCAAAAGTTCAAGATTACGGACGATAAGTTTTAATTTTTCTTTGTCCATAAGTTTATATTCTTTCAGGTAATTTTACCATAAAAAAAGGGGAAGATCAACTTCCCCAGTACGTTATTAAGAATTAGTTAGCAGTCCCCTACAAATTTTTTTACAGACTTGTTTTTCGTCATCACACTCAATTAGACAATTAAAATAATCGTTAACTAAATCATTTTGTTCGTTACATCTATCTATGGTATCCTCAAATTGTTTCCATCCAGCTAGTTGATTATAAGAAATTAAGTTGTGCATAATAACCTCCATGCACAAAGAACAACATGATAAAGAAGTTTTCTTTCATCTAAATCACCTCTTAATTCTACTACTATGTAGGACAATTGTGTTGATTTTCTGATATTACGCAATAAAAATTTATGCCTATTAAAAAAGGGGGTTGCCCCCCT